GGTTCCCAAGCGATGAGCCACCCGAATAAACGAATGGCGCCCCCGTCACAGGGGTCCCCGCTGGTAGTGCAACAACGGCTAACCGCAGGTGGACAACTGCGCTAGCACCCGGCAGCCTCGCAACCCCGATGGAAACGCACACCGGTTGGCCCAGTGTCCTGGACAGTCACTACGACACACCGTTCCTTCCCACAGATGGTCAGGAGAGCATCACGCCGGGGGTACCTCCACACAACCTGCCCGAACCGCCAAACGCCAAACCGGCTATCAGACAAGAGCATCCATCCAGGATTCAACCAATCCTGGCTCAGCCTCCCACCAAGCGTCGGCACGAGGATAGTGCATAACCCTGGTAGCAAAGCCCGCCTCTGCTACCATACACTCCTCAATGCGTCGCTGTTCACCCGCAGGCAAACCAAAAGCTCGCTCGAAGCTGAGCCTCGCCTCAGGCGAGACTGGAATGACCGCCTCTCTCCCGGCTATCCAACCACCGACCACAAAGTAGTCGGTATACACCTCGGCAGGTGCAATCTTCACGTCCTCCATCGCGTCCAAGAACTTGGCAGCGAACGCTTGCAGCACGGGGACACCGCGAGCCAGCGAAAGCTCACACCTAACAACGCCGGCCAACCACCGACGCCCAAAAATCGGCTCCGTCAACCACCTGTGCGAACACAGGGCACCGGAAAGCACCGACCTCCAGTCCCTAACCATGGTCCAACCCAAACCTTGGCCAAGGAAAATAGGTGCGGAACGTCCAAAACGGACTTCCTCCAAGCAACGGACAGGCCTTTCTAGTGCCAGCTCGTGGCCACATTGCTCCAAGACACGGGCTCCAAAGTCACCGATGCGGGAATAGGAGTCCAAAGACATGAACACCAGGGCGTTGTCACCATCCACAAGCACATCAAACGGGATGCCTTGTAGACCGGAAACAACAGCACAAAGCATGATCAACGAATTGCCCATGCCCGTGTTGAAGTCGCCGCTGGCTCTTCCTCCACTCCTCGCAAACTTTAGACCACCCGCGGTCACACCCACCATCCCCAACTGGTGTGACAACACACGCGCCAGAGCCTTGCTACCGTGGTAAGCAGCAAGGTACACCGCGTGCTCAAGTCGCAACTGCAACGAACTGACATGGGCCTCGAAAGCCTTTCCGTCAGCCTCAAACACAACGCAGTCCTCGAACTGGTTGAACTTACGCGCGATCAGGTTCGCGCGCGACCGGGGAGACAGGCCCTTGGCCACAACCCTGGTATTCGAACCACCGAATAACCGCCTAGCCGTGAGTCGACCCCACAGCCAGTGCTCGAACGGTTTCAGCCAAGAAGCAAGGACCAGGTTGTACCGAGGAGATCTGGGAAAAATCATCCTCGGTTTCTG